CGAAGCCCCTCCTCATGGAGGTCGACATGTCGACATTTCGACATCGTGAACGCGAGGGAAATGTAACAATTTCTGGTGTGATGACCGTAGATAGAAGGTGTGATTATACGAGGTATTGGAAGTTTGTAGGACAAACCGAGTGGATCCTTGAGGATCCTCAACCGGAGCCCTATGTAACTCATACATCGGAAGATTACACCAATACGGATCATCCAACTGAAGAGATGGATGACACTATAGGTGGCTCTATGGACAAACCATGTGTCCACCAAAAGCGTACTCCACAGCACACAGGCCCTTTCTTATACTCCAATTCGTGGTCCGAGGATAGTTATTGGACAACCTATCCTTACGATCACTGGGAGCATCAGGAGTGGACCGACAATAGGATTTTCAAGGATGCTTTTGCTTTCCCTGGAACTCCTTTTGGTGCCTTCAGTATCGCGAGTTACGAGAGTCAACTCGCAGACCTAGTAGAACAACATCTTACAAGGTGTTTGTTCCCTATTTCTACGAGTGTTTCAATTGCAAATTTCATCTACGAACTGAAGGATATCAAGCATCTTATTAAGCTGCTTGATCCCTCAGGTCTTCGGAAGAAGATCGAAGGTGGAATCTTTTCGTGGGAGTTTGGGATTAAACCCTTTCTCTCAGATCTTGATGATATTCGTAAGAGTATCTCAAGACTAGATAAGCAACTTCGGTGGCTTATCCGAAATGATTGCAAGCCTGTGAGGATCATGACGAAGAGAAAAATCGCCACGATCACAGAGGCCCCAGAAGGTTGGGTTGATGACTCTGTTCCCACTGAGAATCCTGGAAAAACTCAGGAAACTCGGTTTTCTTTTAAGGGAGGGGAGGTAGAAGCTTGGCTTGTTAGTTGGATAGAATACGATTTATCGGATATATCCGACTTGAAGCTCAATCTTCTTGCCGCCTCGAAAGTCTTTGGGTTATCTAATATTCCGAAAATTATTTGGAATATGATACCCTTCTCGTTTGTCCTAGATTGGTTAATAAACATCAATCGAATGTTAGATCGTCTTGATCTAACTAGGGCATCGATCCCTTCAAAGATTACCCGTTCTACAACTCATCTACGTGGAACGGTGGAATATAGTGCAAAAACATACATGTACGCATGGATCACAAGTCAGTTCTTTCCATGGCTTGCCATGGAGGAATCTGGCTCGTGTAAATGCGTCACGTATGAAAGAGCACTAGGACTTCCAGACGGAGGGTTCGCTGCTTTGGACCCCACCGCTCGCCAGCAGTTGCTGGGTTTACTCCTCGCTGACCAACATTACCATGATCGCCTTTCTCGAAATACTTCTTGGAAGTCATTTCGTAGAATTGGTCGAAAAGTGGGTCGTTGGCTTAGAGGACATCCTATGCGTTGATGAAACGCATAGTAGTTCCGTTGTAGATTTCAAGAAAGGATAGACACAGATGTTACCTGACTCGTTGGACATACTTGCCCTACGATCCTTCGCGAAAGTTGATGCGGACCCCACCCTTTATAAGGATGAGGCTTCTCCGCGTGGACTTCCGGCTACTATCAGTGTCCAGCATTCAGCTGGCAAAGGTGGTAGCCCAATCCGTCACCTTATACAAATTCGGCGCCCTATCAAGGACGCTACGAACGCATATACGGGTGAGTACGCTACCGTCAATATGACGATTACGTATCCAAATACATCGTACGGTTCGGCGCAGGTTGACGAAGCCGTAATGGACCTTATCGGTACCATTGCGGATTACGATACCGGCATCGTTGCGAGCGCTGTAATGGGATTGGTGTTAGAGGGTCATAACTAGACCCTCTATGCTAGTTGCGTAAGTAACTAGCGAAGGGAGACAGGTTAAAAACCTGCAGGTAACGAGTGTCAATGGATAACGCTACATGGACAAGAGCCCACGAGCGTTTGAAAAGCCATGTCTCTTTCTGAGACAGATCCTTTCCTCGTTGATGCTTGTCGACATTGCTGGTGGTAAACCTCCATCCGTTTTGCATGATTTGAAACGAGATTACCAAACCATCCTTACCCGGATGGAAAGGGAAGGCGTTTCATTCTGCACACGTACGCTTCCTACCCTCCAGAAGGCAGTTTTGCGATCCCTCGAAACGGGAAAGCTAACTGTTCCTTCGTCCTTTAAAAAGGAACGAGGTACTTCTCTCCCCTTATTTCTAAGGGGTTTGATGAAGGACGTGTACACGGAGCAAGGTGAGCTAAGACCGTCTCCTAGTATCTCCTCTTTAACAGAGATACTACAGATATGCGGTCTTGCTTATAAGCTCGAGCTACCCTATACGAAAGTACAGGTAAGGGAGAAGATTAATCGATTCATGGGTGTTGAAGAAAAACTCAGCACCTTAAGATTCGATTTAGTCGACCCCGTGCTCGAACTTAGCCAACATGTCGTGAAGCGTTGTATGTCTAGATTTTCATCTAGAGATATCACGCCGCGACATGGTCCTGGCAGTGTTGCTACAGGTGAGGAAGCATTCGAAAAATGGATGTTCAAGAGGCGACCTAAGTATGATTATACTTGGTTGCCCTTTGATGAGTTGTTCTTTCTGAACAACCACCATTTAAGCGATGCGTACTTGAATGGAGATTACCCTTCTGATCCGTTCGTTGAAACTGCGAAGATGCAGTTTGTACCGAAGGATTCTCGAGGTCCCAGAATCATTTCAATGGAACCTCTAGAGAAGCAGTATCTCCAACAAGGAATATGGAATCTTATGCAAAAGTTGCTTGAGACCCATATCCTCACCAGAGGGCGAGTAAACTTTAGCTCTCAACAGATTAACCGTGACTTGGCTGAGAAGTCAAGCCGGACTCATCAATATGCAACACTCGATTTGAGTGATGCATCAGATTCTGTCCATAAGGACCTAGTCTTTAGATTATTTGAAGATGTTACTGATCTTCAAATTAGTCTATTTGAGACTAGATCCGAAACCGTTAATCTTCCAACTGGAGAGAATCACCGGTACCATAAGTTCGCACCTATGGGATCCGCTGTTTGCTTTCCAGTAGAGTCTCTTGTCTTCTTTTCCCTATGTGTGGGCATTATTGCCTACTATGGAGAAATGAGTATAGAGAGGGTTGTTGGAAAACAGCCCAGCCAAAGTCTTGTCTACGTTTATGGTGATGATTTAATAATTCATCACCAGTACGTAGAGCTTATCCTCAAACATTTACCTCATTATGGCTTTAGCTTTAATGAGGAGAAATGTTTCGTCCATGGCGACTTCCGCGAATCGTGTGGTGTCAATGCTTATAGAGGCATAGACATTTCACCAATCTTTTGGAGGAAACCATGGCCGCAACGAGGAATGCCAGCTTCTGCAGCCGAATCACTTTGTGCATTTGCTTCGCAATTATATTCGCGGGGCTATCTGCATGCAGCCGAACTCGTCTGGAAAAGATTAGAGGAGTCATTGGGTGTTCATCTCCCAGTGACACCACTGGATCTTTATGTGGGTTACTTGAGCCGAAAAACACGGTTCAAGTATATCCACACTCCGAACAGAGTTCGCCGTGATCCGGATGGTGCGCAGTACCTTGAACACAAGGCCCTGGTAGTCGTTCCTAATAAGGATCGAGTACCAAAAGGACTTTGTGGCTGGAGAATACTTCAGTCTTGTATTCTCCAGGGGCGTACCGCTGGTAAAAC